GACATGATTGCGCACCACACGTCGCTAACAAGTGGTAAGGCACCAACCGACTGGACGTGCCAAGGTCGGATCGTACCGATGAGCGGTTGCAAGACTGCTGAAAACTCTGCCACAAATTGAGCCAAGTTGCCGGTAAAGCAGCTTGCATAACTCTCCCGCGCAACGCACCGCAAGGCGGCAAAGGGATGATCGGCGGAAGTCTGCGAGTACCCGATCCTGTCACGGCAGTAGGCGCGCTGAAAGCCCTAGCGCAAAAGGCCCCGTGAGGTAGTTAGGCTTGACACCTTGGAGAGACGAGGGTATCCCGAGTTAGCTCAGGGGGGAGAGCAGCCGTGAGAAAAGACCGGCCGGTTCACCGGAAGGAAAGTCACATGGAAGGTCGGCGGTTCGAGTCCGCCACGAGGGGCCAAACACAGCGCTATCGTCTAGGGGTCAGGACATCAGGTTTTCAACCTGAGAAGCGGAGTTCAACTCTCCGTAGCGCTTCCAAGATCCATCGTATCGGAGGCGAGTAGTGAAACAGGTAAAGTAATCTTCGGATGAAACACCCAAAGTAGACGAAATGCATCCGGTAAGGGAGTCCGCTAAGGCCCAAGGTAATGGGGCGTCGGGGATTGAAAAACCCGGCTCGGTAGCTCTCGCAAGAGAGCCATCGAGTAGGGAGATTGGTGGGTTCGAGTCCCACGCTTCGGGTGAAATTGAAACGGCTAATTACCGACCCGGAGAACAAGGTTTGCAATCTGCCTACTCGATGGCATGTAGGTCCTCGCCCAACCTACATTTTCCACAAGCAGGTTTGCTGTGCACGAAGAGGCAAGCAGGGGGTAAACGCAACCATCGCTTCTTGACCCTCGAAAGAGGGCCATCGAGATTGCTGCTGTAGGCCGAAACCCGGATCAACAAAATTGTCCCAAGGACGGCAGCAATCTCGATGGTGAACTGATACAGCGTAGCGAAGGCATGTTCAAACGATCGGCGACTCCTGCGTCACGCAGGTCTCCGGCATCTCTTAAAAACGGGTGTAGTTTGAAGATTGAGCCGGTAGGTGTGCTCCCTTTAACCCGCTTCGGCGGGTTTTCTTTTTATTAATTCGGACTTTCGACTTTTAAGTCCGAAATTAAACCGCAGTGCCGTTTAGCAGGCGTTTGGCACACTGCGGAGCATGAGCAAAACTCCTGAAGAAATCGCCACGCTGCGCACCTATGTCGCACGCTTGAATAAGGCCATTGCCACAGGGGCGCGCTCTGTCACGCTCGGTGGGCAGACGGTGATCTACAACACCACCGAATCTCTTATCAAGGCGCGCAACGACATGCAAGCTCAGTTGATGGCCGCCGAGCGTGCCAACAACAAAGTCAAGGCATCGCGCCAGAACTACATCGTCTACGGTGGGCGGGACTTCTGATGACTGAACGATTTTTCCCAAGCGGCAAGCGGGTAGGCCGCCCACCTAAAGCCGCAGCCGAGAACCCAGCCGACACGGCACAAGAGGTTGCGGTCGGCCGCGCGATGCTGCGCATGCTGAACAGCTACGACGGCGCTGGCCGCGGTCGGCGCATGTCCTCGTGGAAGGCACCATCGACAGGCCCCAACGAAGCGATCAACGCAGGGCTGCAGACTCTGCGCAATCGGTCTAGCGACGCAGCGCGCAACGACTGGACGGGCGAGAGCATCTTGCAGAAGTGGTCTACGACACTGATCGGCATCGCCATCACGCCGCGATTCCGACGGGTTAAGGACAACAACCGCCGCGTCGAGATCAACGACCTGTGGGCCGACTTCGTCAAGCAAGCCGATGCCGACTGCGTGTTGGATCTGTACGGCATGCAGACCCTGGCCGTGCGCTCGTGGATTGAGCGAGGCGAGATGTTTGCTCGTCGGCGCTACCGTTCCTTCGGAGACGGCCTGCGCGTTCCGATGCAGGTGCAGCTGCTGGAGTCGGACATGGTGCCGAACTTCAACGCCGACACATTCCAAGGTCTGCCGACGACCAACACGATTAAGTCAGGCATCGAGATCGACCGCAAGGGTCGTCGCGTCGCATACTGGGTCTATAAGGACCACCCCGGAGATAAACCGACGGGCATCGGCAGCAGCCCGGCAGCCAGCCTACTGGTGCGAGTGCCTGCAGAAGACATGCTGCACATGTTCGAGCCCAAGCGCATCGGACAGCGCCGCGGCGTTCCGACCATGGCGCCGATCCTGGCCAAGCTGCGCGGCGTGGCGGACTTCGAGGATACAACCCTAGAGCGCCAGAAGCTGGCCAACCTGATCGTTGGATTCATTTCACGCGATCTGCCCTCCTTCGACAACACGGACCCGAACGTGATGGCAGCGCTGACAGGTCTCGACGCCGAACTGGACGAGAACGCATCGCCTCTGTTGCCCATGAAACCAGGCTTGATGCAAGAGCTTGAGGACGGGCAGAAGGTCACCTGGAGCAATCCACCAGACGCTGGAGTGAACTACAGCGAATACATGCGCACGAGCCACCTCGGTACGACCGCGGGCACCGGCCTGCCATATGAGCTAGCCGTTGGTGACATCAAGGGTGTCAGCGACCGCACGTTGCGCGTCGTCATCAACGAATTTCGCCGCTTCGCTTCACAACGCCAGTGGCAGATCATCATCCCCCAGTTCTGCCAGCGCATCATCGAGTGGTTTGCCGATGCCGCCGTGCTGTCGGCAGAGATTACCCTTGCAGAACGAGACCTCGTTGTTCGAGCAGAACACGCACCTCACGGCTGGGAATACATCCATCCGACACAAGACGTACAGGGCAAGGTTTTGGAAGTGCAAAACGGCTTCCGTAGCCGATCCAGTGTCATCGGTGAAGCCGGCGACGACCCCGACGTGGTCGACAAAGAGCGTGCGGAAGATGCTCAGCGCGAGATGGATCTCGACCTGCCGGTCACAGGTCTGCCCCCTGGTGTTCCGCAGCCGATAGATCAAGACGCTATCGACAACAGCGAGTACGATGCAGCACCCAACCCGTCGGGCCCTGGGGTACGCGCGGAGCTTGCGCGCCTGGCGCTCATAGAGGCACAAACAGACGCACTGCGGGCCAGAACAAAAACTATCACCGGCGCGGAAAAAGCCCGCGATGCGGAACTGCTGGCGAGCATCCAAGACCTTTTGGGGGGAGCGCTAGATGTCTAAGCAGATATTCGTCACATTGGCCTCCGCAATACGAGCTTTGCGCACCGCTTTCGAGGCGCTATCCAAAGAAAAAGGCCCACCCGGTAAACCCGGGCCCCGAGGACCTACAGGCCCGGCAGGCAAACAAGGAGTCGCAGGCAACACCGGGAAACAAGGCTTGCAGGGCGCCACCGGTGCTAAAGGGTGATCCCGGTGCCTGACGACAACGGCGAAACACGACCGCAGGATGATTTTTTGGCTCCAGCGAGACAATCGCGGCATTGTCACAACTGGACACAGAGAGGGCCGTGTGAGCAACAACCTTGCTAAAGAGCCGTGCGATGACTAGCACGCAGCAGATAGACCCAATCAGTGCAATGGTCGCCGTCGCGGCCATCGCCTTCGCCCCAGAGGTGGCCCATTTCGTTGGGCCATACCTGGTTATCTTGTTCGCATCGACCATCGGTGCGTCCTTCGCCCTGGCGGCCCGGCCTCGAATGTCGCACAGCAACGCGGCGTTCTTCTTCTTCCGGGTCAACGGCCTGGCGATGTTGCTGACATATTCGATCTCGGCAGCCATCAACTTCAGCTACCCCCTGGGCGACATGCGAAACTGGTTCGCCATCGTTGCGTTCATCATCGGTTTCATAGGTGATCGTTGGCCTGTTCTCCTACTGTGGGCCGGCGGCAAACTGTCAAAATTGGTGGACGTGCTCATCAAGATGCGCGGGGATGGAGGCAGCCGTGGTTGAAATGAAACTGGCGATGGCAATGCTGAATCTTTGCTTGGGTATCAGCATCTCGGCAGTGATCGGCTGCCGCATCAACGCACTCCCACCAGGCCTGCCTGTTTGGCAAATAGCGCCCTACGCGCTCATGTTGACGGGTGGCTTGGTTTCGGCGTTCCAACCGTGGATGGGCCACTGGCCGACGCCGAATCAGGTGTTCTATTCCGCAGTCGTTTTTATCTACCTCGTGACCCAAAGGCCACGGCACTGCTAAAGCCCTGACAGCACTGCGAAATTTACCCGCAGTCCTCTTTTCGCGATAGCTGCACACAATGCAGCCATTCTTGGAAGGACTGCGACATGCGAGCTTGTTTTGCATTTACCGCCAAGACCGCGACACAGCCTGCGGTCCTGGCCATCAACGACGAAATCGGATTCTGGGGCGTTCAGGCCAAAGACTTCCGTAACCAACTGACCGGTATCAACGGCGATCTCCGTGTTGAGGTGAACACCCCCGGTGGTGATGTGTTCGCCGGACTGGCCATGTTCAACATGCTGCGCGATCACGCAGCCAAGGGCCACACCATCACCACCCGCAACATGGGGGTGGCAGCCAGCATGGGCTCCGTACTGATGCTGGCCGGGGACGTGCGCGAGGCGCACAAGAACACCATGGTCATGAGCCACAACGCGCAAAGCGGGGTGTGGGGGACTGCCGAAGACATCCGCGAGCACGCAGATGTGGTGGACAAGATCAAGGGCCAGCTGCGCAGCATCTATCAAGACCGTATGGGCCTGGACGAAGCCGCTGCGGAAGCACTGCTCGGCAAGGACAACTGGATGACGGCAGAAGAAGCCGTCGAAGTCGGTTTCGTCACCGCCGTACTGGATGACATCCAGGTGTCGGCCAAGTTCGACGTAGCCCGCGCCGCACTGCCCGAGCACGTGGCCAAGCTGTTCGCAGCGAAAGTCGACGAGCCCGAAATCGACCCAGCCACGGTCATCACCGAAGACGACAGGGAAGCCCTGGCAGCGCCGGTCGCCGAATCCATCGTCGCCTTGGCCAAGACCTCCGGACTCGAAGCGCACGCACCTTTCCTGGCTCTGTCCTGCTCGTCCCTCGACGAAGCCAAGGCTCGCATGACCGAAGCCCGCGAGATCGTTGCGCTGTGCACGGTTGCCGGAGTGCAAGACAAGGCGGCAGAGCACATCCGTGCGAAGTCCACCGTTGCTGCTGTCCGCGCCGCCCTGGTCGAAACCTTGGCGAAGACCGACACCAACATCGACAACTCTGCTGCGGACAAGAACACCGGCAAGACGGGCACCAACACCGAGAGCCCACCCGTCGTCAACACGGCCTCGATCTGGGCTTCTCACAACAAGCAAATGAAGAAAGGAGCCTGACTATGGCAACCGCTCTCTACTCCAACCCACCCCTCGCCGACTTCGTGTTGGCGGAAGCCAGTGGTCAACGCAGTCGCGACAACGTGCATGTGCGCCAGTCGGGTGCTGCTGTCAAGTCCGGCTCGCTGCTGGTGCAAGACACCGTCGGCGGTGTGAACTTCGCCATGGACGAAGATGCCACGGGCAACCCCACCATCTCGGCTACCTCGGCAAGCGCCCTGGCAACCGAAGGTGTGTACGTCGTCGAGTTCACCAGCGCCACGGCCTTCAAGGTGACGGACCCCGCTGGTACGAACATCGGCACCGGCGCCCTGGGCACCGCCTTCTCCGCTGCAGGCCTCGGCTTCACGCTGACTGCTGGCGGCACCGCAGCGGTGGCGGGCGACACGGCAACCCTGCAGGTGATCCCTGCTGACGACAACTACCTGCCTTACACCGGCACTGGCACGGCAGTGGCGATCCTGTACAGCCACCTACCCGCCGCTACCGGCCTGAAGGCTGCAGTTGCTTTCACCGGCGACTGCGAAGTCAAGCGCTCGGCGCTGACAGGACTGACCGCTGCTGCTGAAGACGATCTGAAGAAGGTCGGCATCAAGGTGCGCGGCCAGTTTGCCCCCGGCATCCACACTCCGGCTCTCTGAGCCCAACCACTGAAGACTCAGGAGCTATAAGAAATGGCAACTCTCGATATTTTCAACGACGATGCGTTCAGCCTGAGCCAGCTCACGCAGACCATCGTGGACATCCCTCGCGTCCCCACCCAACTGGGCGACGAAGGCATGTTCAACGAGTACGGCATCTCGACCACCACGATGATGATCGAGCGCACCGGTTCCGGCCTGAAGCTGGTACCTACCGCCCCTCGCGGCGGCGTCCGCGCTACCGTCGGTCGTGAGAAGCGCAAGCTGATCCCTATCGCCGCAGTGCACCTGCCCCAAGGCGATGCTATCCTGGCCGACGAAGTGCAGAACGTGCGCGCGTTCGGCTCCGAAACCGAGGTGGAATCGGTGCAACGCCTGGTGCAACGCCAGTTGACCACGCTCAAAGGCAACATCGATCTGACCCTGGAACACATGCGCGTCGGCGCTCTGCGCGGCCAGGTACTGGACTCCGACGGCGTGAGCGTGATCTGGGATCTGTATGACATCTTCGGCATGCAGCGACAGGTCATGGGTTTCAACATCGCCACGGCCAATTCTTCGGTGGATTTGCGTCAGAAGACCGAAGACCTGAAGCGTGCGATCCAGCGCAAACTGGGCGGCAAGTCCTTCACCCGCGTGCGCGTCAAGTGCAGCGAGTCTTGGTTCGACAAATTCGTCGGCCACGACAAGATGTACAAGGCTTGGGAGCTGTACCAGCAAGGCCAGTTCAACCGAGAATTCCCCGGCCAGAACTTCGTGTTCAACAACGTGGTGTTCCAGGTGTATTCGGGCTATGTGGTTGATGCTCAAGGCCTGGAGCACGAGTTCATCCCTGCGGGCAAGGCCTACGCCTACCCTGAAGGCCTGCGCGATATGTTCCAGATCGCCTACGCCCCCGGCGACTACATGGAGACCGTCAACACCGTCGGTTCGCCGTACTACGCCAACCAGCGTATGATGGATTTCAACAAGGGTGTCGAACTGGAAAGCCAGTCCAACCCTATCGTGCTGAACACGCTGCCCGAGGCGGTCATTGAGTTGACCACCAAAGCCAGCTAAAAGGCACCGCCATGCTGGAGATATTCAGCGACATGGCAGAAGGCATCCTCGATCAACTAGGCGAGGATGCCTTTTTAGCTGGCGCGACTACCCCAATCAAGATCAACATCGAGCACGGCGTGCAACTGGCCGGTATCGGCAGCGAAGATGCGCAGTACCGGGGCGACCTGGTAGCCAACCGCGACGTGGCCACGATATTGGCCAAGTACCAACCGGCGGCTCGGCAGACGTTCACGTTCGCCCCTACGGCGACACCCGGCTATGCGGGTCGCACGTTCCGTATTGAGTTCTTGGTTGAGGATAACGGCGTGACGAAGCGCTTCGTGATCATGGAGGTGGTGTAGTGGCGACCCAACGCACCGCCATCAAGATCAGCATCGACCAGATAACCCAACTGGCCGATGCTGTCGGAACGCTTGATGCGAAGGCACTGGGCGAGGCGGCGCTGACGGCGTTGAACGAGACCGTCGACCGCACCTACGACCTTTCCCGTGACCGCATCGCCACCGGCATAAATCTGTCGGATGACTACCTGCGGCGCAGGATGGAGGTGGAGCACGCAACAGGGCGAAACCTGGAGGCGACGATCACGGCCACGGGCGACCGCAGCCAGATGACCCGACTGGCCAAGTACGACGCACAGATGGTGATCGTGCCGCGCACCTCGAAGGGTAAGTCTCGCTCAAAGGGTCTGCTTCCTCTGAACGGAGGCAAACAAGCCGGTGTCACGGTCACGGTCACGAAGGGGCAGCCCAAAACACTGAGCGACAACTATTTCATCTTGCGCCTGGCCAACCACGGCGCCGAAGAGAAATACGGGGTCTTCACCCGAGGCAAAGGGAAGACGCAGAACTCTGCGCTGAAGCACCTCTACGGGCCTTCTGTCTACCAGCTGTTCCGCTACCAAGCCGGGCAGATCGTCGACGAAGTGGCCGACGACCTCCAACAGACGCTGCTCGACCGTGTGGGTGAGCAGGTAGATCGGATTTTGAAATGAGCATCAAAACGCTGACACGAGCCCGCGACATCGCACTGCACATCACAGGCCTACTGGCCGGCATCTCTAAAGCCAACGGTTTCGAGACCGACATCGGCACGCAGGTTTTCCGCGGCAAGCGCAAGATCGACGACACACATGTCCCTTGCGCGGTGTTGCTGGAGGGCGAGGACAAGCCGGGTACGGAACAAAGCCGTGGATCGCAACAGATCACGCAGTCCTACGTCCTCGGTGGCTACGCAGAGTGCGATCCTGACAACCCCAACGACATGGCCCACCAGATCATCTCGGACATCAAAAAGGCCGTGTTCTCAAACACAGACGCCACCCGAGTTGATACGACCATGGGGACTGTCTCATTCGGAGGCCGGGTCAAGTCGGTGCACTACCGAGGTCGGGACATCGGACCGCGCACAGATGGAGTACCTATCGTCTTTGCAGTCGTCCACATCGACGTGGTCTACGTCGAACAACTGTCGGCCGCTTGATTGCGAAATTTACCCGCAGTGCCAGATTTGCTAAAGAAAGGACACTGATGCTGCATTAGGACGTGCGTGTTTCCGCACGGCATTAACTTAGGAGTTAACCATGGCAGCACGCAGTTTCCTGGGCGCAGGCGACATCTACATCAACCGACTGGTCGACGGCATCCCCCAAGGCCTCATTGGTCCCATCTACGCCAACAGCTTTCAGCTGCAGCCCAGCGTCAATACCGTCCAGTCCACCAGCAAGGGCCGCAACGATTACGGCCAAGTGCTAGAGTCGGTGAACATCGCCCAACCTACGACCTTCACCATGGAGCTGAAGGAAGTTACAGGCGACATCCTGACTATGGCGTTCCTGGGCACCGACGCTGCGCTGAACGAAGCCTCCGGCACGCTGACGGACGCGCCGGTTACGGTGAAGCTCGGCAAGTGGGTACCCCTGGGCAAGCGCAACCTGGAAGAGCTGATCACCGTGGAAAACACTGGTGGCACCACGACCTACGTCGAAGGCACCGACTACAAGCTGAACCGCCCTATGGGCTGGATCATGGGCTTGGCAGGCGGCGGCATCACTGAATCCGCATCGGTGAATGTCACGGGTGCTTACTCGGGCGCTACCGGCCGCACGATCAAGGGCTCGACCCGCACCGAAGTGCGCGCCGAAATCATCTTCGACGGTATCAACCAGGCCGACGGCACCCAGTGCACGGTCAAGGTGTGGGAAGCCGTTCTGTCTGCAGACTCGGCGTTCGACTTCTTGGCTGACGACTTCGGCAACGTGTCGCTGACCGGCAACCTGAAGACGCCCGTGGGCAAGGACGCACCTTACGAGGTCGACGTGCAGAACCCAGTGGTCTAACCAGCTGACCTGTGGCGGGGCCACTTGCCCGCAGCCCAAAACCCGCCACTGCCCAAAGCATGGCGGGTTTTCTTATTCCGAGGATGACACATGGCGACCACAAGCCGCGATGCAAAACTGGTTCTGAGCGTAGAGTCGCTGGGCCAAGACAACATCACCAAGCTCGAAAAGGCATTGCGCGAACTGGCCGCAACTGGTGATTCAAGCTCTGCTGAATTTGGAGACTTGGCGGATCAGATCGGCCGCCTGGGCAGCCAGAACGATGCGCTGCAGGCGGTCAAGGCCCTGGCCGCCGACACCGACACCCTCAACGAGAAACAGACTCAGGCCGCCGCATCCGCTGGCACCCTCGCGGAAAAGCTCGGCACACTGCGAGCCGCGACGACAGAAGCGAAGACGGCACAAGACGCCGCACGCACGGCGCTCGTGGCCGGAGAGCAGGCGTACACGCAGGCTGGCAATGCACTGCGCGCCCTCCGGGCTGAGTACGACGCCGCAGGAAAGAACACGGCGGAATACCGCACGCGGCTGCAGCAGCTCACGGCAGAACAGAACGCAGCCAACCTGGCGATAGTCTCGCTGCGCGAGAACAACCGACAGGCCAACACTGCAGTGCGCGAAGCCGCAGCAGAGCAAGGCAAGGCGGAAGGGGCTTACAAGCGCACGACCAAGCAACTGGAAGCCGCCACAGTCGCAGCAGATGCCAACGCTAAAGCGTTGCGCGTCGCATCGCAGGAAGCGCAGAAGCTCGGTGTTGATACTGCGAACCTGGCAGACGCAGAGGCCAGCCTCATTTCTGCGTTCACACAGGGCTCTGCCGCAGTCGACCAACGCAAGCAAGCGCTGCAGGAGATGGCAGAGGCTGACCGCCTCGCAGCCCGCGAAGCCGAGACTATGGCTGCCCTGCTCAAGAGGGGCGAAGCGGCGCTGTGGGCGGAAGAAGCAGCACTGCGGGAAGCCGCGCAAGGCGCCAGAGCCTACGCAGCGGCCAAGGAAGAAGCGGCCGCCAACGCAGCTGCATGGCAGAAGGAAGCGGACAACATAGTTGCGGTGACGCACGCGCAGCAGGCTGCTATCAAAGCTACGCAGGCGACGATTGAAAAGTTGCGCGAACTGGCGGCAAACGACGCCTTCGAGAAGCAAGCTGCCGAAGCACGCAAGATGGTGCAGGCCGCCGAGTACACCCGCTTCTGGGCGCAGGCTCTCGACGAAGCCGACCGTAAGCAACAAGAGCTGGCGGCGAGCACCAAGCGCGTCAACGACGCCTTCGCGCAGATCAACGTGCGGCCTATCGAGGCGGTCCAACAGGAAGTCGAAGCTACTACAGCTGCGATGAACACGTTGGCGGCCTCCGGCAAGCTGACCGGCGGCGCCCTGGCAGTGGCCATGGCCCAAGGGCAGGCGAAGGTCGAAGCGCTGCAGAAGGAGATGCGCCAGCTCACCGGCACGATGACCGTCGCGGACAAAGCGGCCAACCTGCTGAAGAACAGCATGGGGCAGATTGCCGCGGGCAACGTCATCGCCGACGGTATCGGCTACTTGATCAACAAGATCAAAGAGCTGGGCCTGGGCTTCATCACGACGATTGCAGATGCGGAAAAGCTGCGCCGCGCGCTGAACGCCATCTACAAGGACTCGAATCTCACAGCGCAGCAGATGGAGTTTCTGCGCAGTACAGCTGTCGGCGCTGGCGTGGCCGTGGGGGACTTGTCGGCTCCGTTTATCAAATTCGCGGCAGCGACCAAGTCGGCCAACATCCCGCTTGCGGAAACCAATGCGTTGTTCGCGGCGGTTACGCGCGCATCAGGTACGCTGGGCCTAAGCGGCGAGCAAGTGGGCGGCATGCTCGAAGCGCTCAGCCAGATGGCCAGCAAGGGCGTCGTGTCGATGGAAGAACTACGCCAGCAGCTCGGCGACCGCCTGCCCGGCGCGCTCAGTTTGGTGGCGAAGGGCCTGGGCCTGACGGAAGCCCAGCTGATCAAGCTGGTGGAGTCCGGCCAACTGGCTGCGCGCGATTTGTTCCCGGCGCTGACCAAGTCGCTGCAAAGCATGCAGGGCGAAGTTGAAGGTCTGAACGTCACTTGGCAGAACTTCAAGAACGTGCTCACCGGCGTGGCCCAAGATGCGGGTGACGCCGGCTGGGCGCAGATCCTGACCGGCACGTTGAAGATCCTCGGCGGCACCGTGGGCGTTGTCGCCCTTGGCCTGTCGACTGTTTGGGAAGCGATGCGCCTGGTCGGTGTCGGAGCTGTTGCACTCGCCGCAACGCTGCGCGGCGAAGGCGCAGAATCTTGGGGGTACTTCAACGAGCAGGTAGACATCTCGCTCGACCGCCTGACAAAGCAGAACGACCGCCTGACCGCGATGCTCGACCCTGCCAGCGAGGCGGCCGAACGTATGCGCCAGCTGGGGCAGGCACAAGGGCAGGTTGCAGCTGCAGCGCAGAAGAGCAGCACAGCTATCGAAGAGCAGGTCGTCAAGATCGATGCCACGGCCAAGAGCAGCGAACACCTGGCAGCGATCACCAAAATCCTCGGAGATACCCAGACAGACCTGGGGGCCCGCATCGTCAAGATCAACTCGCTGACGGCCGAACGCCTGGAGCTGTTGGAGAAGGAAGTCGTTGCGGCCGAGAAGTCGGCCAAGGCGGTGAAGATCCAAGGCGACGCAACGGTGACGCTCACCCAACTGCGCAACTCCGAGGTTGAGACGCTGAAGGCGCAGGCCGAAGCGACAGAGAACAATCTCGCTGCAGCCCAGCGCGCAGCGGAAGCTCAGCGCACGGTGACAGCGGTGTTGACCGACCAGCGCAACGCACTCGTTGAACTCGCAAAGCAAGAGGCGACAGGCCTCGCCGGCCGCGAGAAGGAAATCCAGGCCCTTGACAAGAAGCTGACCCAGAGCCGTGCAGAGCTGAAGCAGTCCGACGCCGCCGTGGCCGCGCTCAAGCAGGAAACAGCTCCGCGCCAGCAGGCCATTCTCGTACTGCAGGACAACAGCGCCAAGACGGATCAGTTCAAGGCCGCCGCAGCAGCAGCCGAGGCTGCAGTGATCAGCTACGGAGTGGCCCTAGTCAAAGGCTACGGCAGCCAGGCGGAATACACACGCCTGCAACAGCAAGCCGCTATTGCGACAGGCCTGTACCGGGATGCACTCAGCGACCTGGCAGTCAAGACGCAAGCGCAGGCGGCACTCGATCAAGCCAACATCGCAGTGAAGCAAGCCGGCCTGTCCGTGCAGCAACAAGCCTACGAGCAGCTAGCAGCCGCAGCCCGGGCTACCGGGGATCTGACACTCGCTACCCACTACGAGGTTGAAGCCAAGCGTATCCAGATCCAGATTACCAAGGCAGTGGCTGAAGCGAAGCTGCTCGAAGCCAAGGCAGCTCGGGCCGCCGTGGACGAAGAACGCCGCAACCTGGAGACCAACGGCAAGCTGACAGAGGCGAAGAAGTTGGAGCTGGAGGCACGCCTGGCCAACATCAAGGCCAAGGAGATCGAAGCCGGCGCATCGGCAACGATCATTCGCGCCCTGGAGGCTGAGATCCAGGCGGTCCAGAGCGGTATCAACGCCCGCAACGGCGCGGCCGGGTCCATCGACCGCGAGACTAGCTCCATCAGTGCCAACATCAGCGAGCGTGAGCGCAGCATTGCCACTCGCGAGAAGGAGCTGGCGCTGCAAGAGCGTGAGGTCGCTCTCCGCGAGAAGGAGCGCCAGGGCAGCGCAACGATGACCAACGAGCTCGGCACGCGTACCGGCATTGTGAACTTCCTCAAGCAAATGGGTGTGACTGACGAGACGGTTGCTAAACGCATCGCCAATGAGTTTGCAGATACCCAAGGCAACGTGGTCTACAGCAACAACCCGGGCCAGCTGAAGTACGGCGGTCAGTTTTCGACCTTGAGCGAAGCGGTAGCGAAGGCGGCCGAACAATGGACGTTCAGCGAAGCCGGCATGCGCGCGTCGAACAAGGACGCAGCACCGACCGCAACCCCTGACACCACAGGCCAAACCACCAGTGGTGCCGGAACGCAAAGTAGCAGCCCCGGCAAGACCCTGAACATCAACCTCGGGGGCCGCACGACGCGCGTCAACGTGGCCAGCGATGCAGATGCCAACAACCTGGTGTCTGTGCTCCGAGAACTTGAAAACGCAGGAGGAACTGCATCGTGATTACTTTGGCTGACGCTACAACCACCCTCGAACTCCACCCCGATCTGTTCTGGTCCGACGAGGACAACTGGCACCCCGTCGCGCAGGCAGTTGAGCGCACGATCACAGGTGCACTGGACATTCAAGTGGCCGCTATGCAGAAGGGCCGCCCTATCACGCTGGAGCCCGAAGACGACAGCACCGCATGGATGACCTCCGCTGTCGTTCAGCAGTTGCGAAATTGGGCCGCAGTGCCGGGCCAGCAGTTGATTCTTACACTACGCGGTGTGTCGCACACGGTGATTTTCCGTCACCAAGATGGAGGGTTTGAAGCCAAACCCGTCGTGCACTACCGCGACAGAGTGCCCGGAGATTGGTACTTGTGCGTAATCCGGCTGATGGAGATTTAAGCAAATGCCAATTCAACTCGGGGACATCAAGCTCGTCGCTTCGGCCGTCATGGATGACGTACCAGAAGGCGGGGGCGGCCCTACCTCTCACGTGATCGAAGACAACAAACGCAACGAGATTTTCAAGGACATCTCTGAGTCGGATCGTGCCCGCGGCCGACTGAACATGTCCAAGACCTTCATCGCCGTGCAGACACAAGACACGGACACGTACCTCGGCGCCAACGCGGTCGTAGCCAAGCCCCCGGAAGATCCAAACGTGTCGATCACCATGTTCACAACGAACGAGGTGTATGACACGCGCAGCCAAGCGCAAGCACGCCTGGAAGCCTACTTGAACAAAGGGGCCGAATGGGGCGGCTTCCTCTACGAGAACCACATCGCCGGTCAACGCACACTGCAGCTGTTCCAGCGGCCGAATGCGGAAGTGCCGACTGTGGGAAAAACACTAGCGCTGGTCGCCAACGAAGGCCTCAGCACGCAGCGAGAACAGTACGTCCGGGCCACTCGCGTATCGAGCGAGCTTCGCACTTTCACCTACGAGGGGGACAAGGATTACTCAGCTGCAGTTGTCACCATTGAGCTGAGCGATGCACTCCGGTTTGATCTGACCGGCACATCGGCTAACCGGCAATTTCAACGCGGAGGTACCGCAGCCCGGGTTCGCGACACCATCGTTGCAGACGCCGCGATTTATGCAGGGGTCGTACCGCTGGCGGCACCTATTGCTATTGGCGATTTCACGATCCGAGCAGCAGACACCTACACACCCTTGGTGCCATCTGCACAGGTCGAGACACCGATCAACACCACGGCGCCTTATGCACAGGCTGGGATTCCATCTCGTTCCGCACACCCGCTGACTTATACGACGACGCAAACTTGGTCACCTACGGTCAACCTCACGTTGCCAGGCGGCTGCCTGCCCGGATCGCTGACAGTTTCGGTATTA